TCGTCGAAAAGCTCAAATATTTGAAGCAAGATGATAAGCTCAAACTGGTTTCTATTAGCCCTGCAGATATCGTGGGTGCCAAAGAACTATGGATCTTCAATATCAAGACCCGTAAGTTAGGCAAATATGTTACCAGCGAATTTGGTGAGCTCGGAGTTAAGGGTACTTCTATCACGGGTTTTGACGAAAATCGATCTGTGCAGAAGACCTTGCGCAAGCCCGAAGAGCAACTCAAAGAGTTCAAAGCGGCAGGTAAAGTAGCCCTGCGTAAGTTCTTAGAGGACATTAAAGCAGTAGATATCAAGCTCAACGGTCGCATCAACGAAGATACAATTCTACTTAAAACTTTGTAATTCAATTCTTGATCTGTCATAGTTCTAAATAAATACTAGACTATGACAGACCAAAACAACCTAGATAAAGCAATCGCATACCTTGGCACAGCTCTAAAAGACCTGGCCAATAACACCAAACCTGTTTTTGACTTTAACGATATCGTTAAATCGATACCGAAAAGAGGTCTAAGCGGAGATCATATAACGGGCGGAACAATAACTGCATTTTCTAGCCTAGGTATTAAAGATGATGCTACTTCTACTAAGCTAGTAGTAGGCAACGACGGTATTAAAATCGACGTTTTAAGTGTAGGCACATTACAAGGAAACCTCAATGTTTCCGAGAATATAACAGCCAAAAATCTAACTATCAGTGGGCATCTCAAAGCAGCAACTATTGAAGTAACTGAAATTTTATCAGATACTAGAATAGAAAGGTCTGCTTCTTTAGAGTTTAAAAAAACTGAAACTGAGTCTTTAGAAAACAAAGGACTTTGGTGGATAGGTGAAGGCTATGCTAAACAATTTGTTTACAAACCATATCCTGATAGATTCTTCAGTACAGAAATAATCGATATCCACAAAGACAAACATTACGCTATTAATGGAGTTCCTGTATTGGCTCCTAATGAATTAGGTAACTCAGTGACTAAAAGTTCTCTCCGAGAGCTAGGAAGATTAAAAGGTTTAATAGTAGACGGTGATGTAATAATCGATCAGTATATTGTTTATAGTTCTAATAGTAATAGGTTAGGTCTAGGAACCGAAGAACCCAATGCCGCTTTATCTGTAATGGAAGATGGTGTTGAAGTATTGTTAGGCACTAAAGATCAGACCAGAGGTATCGTAGGAACTTACGCAAGTTTACCTTTCGACATCGTTACTGATAACACAGCTAGAATTACCGTACAACCAAACGGCGATATAATTCTTGGTAATCAAAATCAATTTCCAAGTAAAGTTTTTGTTCATGGCAAATTATCTATCGGTGCTAAAAATCCCGACGATCGTGCTGCATTACACGTTCAGGGATCTATAAAGTTCGACGACAGATTACATCAATACGGAGAAAGATTTCCTAGCAGCGGCAATTACAATAAAGGGGACGTGGTCTGGAACACTGAACCAAGACCCGGATCTTATATTGGCTGGGTCTGTATTTCTGCAGGCGCACCCGGGATATGGTTACCATTTGGTGATATTAAACCTACACTGTGAACTCGGTAATAGTTTTAGGCAACGGCGAAAGCAGGTCAGCCGTTGATATCGACAATCTCAAGAAGATATATCCGATAGTAGGTTGCAACGCTATACACAGAGATATTACTGTCGATCATCTAATTTGTTGCGATCATCGAATGGTCTTTGAGTCATTAGAAAATAAAAACAATCTATCAACAAAAATATATGTAAGAGAAAGATTTTATAAATCTTTCAAAAAGATACAAAAAAATAAAAATATATGTCAACTTCCTGCAGTGCCTACAAATGGCAATATCAAAAGAGATAACCCTGAACATTGGGGCAGCGGTCCGTATGCAATATTAGTAGCCAGTTTATTAGATCATGATCAAATCTATCTCATAGGTTTTGATCTTTATTCAACTAATAACAAATTTAATAATATCTATAAAGGTACAAAAAATTATAACAGTACCGATTCTTTACCAGTAGATCCTAGTTTTTGGATCTATCAAATATCCGAAACGTTCAAACATCATACCCATAAAGAATATATCATTGTCAATTATAAAGATTGGAAAATGCCTAAAGAGTGGATTTTAGACAATGTTTCTTTTATGGAGATAGAGAATTTCAAGAATATCGATCAAGGTCTTGCACTTCAGCTAAATATCGTGTAATATACATATAGAGGACTTCTATGACGCTCACCCCTCTTTAAATACTCTGCGTGTCATCAAACTTACTCGCTTATGCATTTTATAGGAGGCAAGAGATGGCGAAATATCTTTCAACAAAAACTTACGGTAACGACAGAGGCCTGTCATGCTGTTTTAGACAATGGCGTTCAACACACAGCCATTGCTCACTGCTACATGGTTATTCCATTGGCATCAAACTAATCTTTGAATCTGAAACCTTAGATGATCGGAATTGGGTCATGGACTTTGGCGGACTTAAAGCTTTTAAAGAATGGAGCGAATGGCAGTTTGATCATACTATGGTCATCGGCAAAGACGATCCGGAACGCGGCACATTTGTAGAACTAAACAAAATCCAAGGCGGATTTAAAAACATGGGCATCATCGATCTACGTATTGTAGACGGTGTTGGCTGTGAAATGTTCGCTGAATTAGTTTACAAAACTATGAATGAAATTTTAACTGCTTATCAAGAAGGTCGCGGTTGGACGCATCCGGATGGTCGTGTATTTGAAGCACGTTATCCAGTCGGACAAGGTGTTAGACTAAAATCCGCCGAAGTATTTGAACACGCAGGAAACTCGGCAGTGTACGAGGGATGAACAGTTTAGAAAAAATCTGGGCTAGGGCTACTGGCCATTTAATGGGCAGAACTGACGAGGATAGGCCAGATGTGCCTATTCTCACTATTCGAGAAGCTAGAATAGCTTTGTTTCTAAAAACTTTTTGGGTAGTTATCCACGTAGTTACTTGCCTGTTCATTATTGCCAATGTCATTAGACACTGGTAAATAATAATATGCATACATTTTCAATCAACCACGTAGAGATCAGCAATAAGAACAAAATATTTTTAATCGCTGGCCCTTGTCAAATAGAAAGTCAAGATCATGCTCATCAAACAGCAGGATCAATTAAAGAAATCTGCGATGATCTTAATATTGGTTTGATCTATAAAAGCAGTTTCGATAAAGCTAACAGATCCAGTATAAACACTAAAAGAGGTGTCGGATTAGAAAAGGGTTTACAAATATTAAATTCTGTTAAACATCTTTTTGGTATGCCTATATTGACTGATATTCATGAGTGCTGGCAGGCAGAGTTAGTTGCCAGTGCTGGCACAGATGTGTTACAGATACCAGCTTTTTTATGTAGACAAACTGACTTGCTACTAGCAGCAGGTAGTACCGGTAAGGCTGTTAATGTTAAGAAGGGACAATTCTTAGCACCGCACGACATGAAAAATGTCGCAGAAAAAATAGCATCTACCGGGAATGATCGAGTTATGTTATGCGAAAGAGGATACACCCATGGATATAACAATCTTGTTGTGGATATGCGCAGTTTGCCTATTATGGCAAGCACCGGGTATCCAGTGGTCTTTGATGCCACTCATAGTGTACAGCAACCTGGAGGAATGGGAGAACGATCTGGTGGAGATCGGACCATGGTACCCTACCTGGCGAGAGCTGCTGTAGCTACAGGTTGTGTTGCTGGAGTTTTTATCGAAACTCACGAAAATCCAGACAATGCTCCAAGCGACGGTCCAAATATGGTTCGTCTAGATAAATTAAAAGAACTATTAGAAGAATTGGTGGCTATCGATGGAATTGTCAAAAGAAGAACGTAGACGTCTTAAAGCGGAAAAACGTGCAGAAAAATTTAATCAACAATCTGTAATTTCAGCTGAAGATGATAAAGTCACCGTTCTCTGTGTGAGATTTGGTACACGATACGGTAGAGAATATGTTGAACGTCTCCGCAACATGGTCGCAAGACATCTTACTGTTCCCTATGAATTTGTTTGTCTAACTGACGATCGTCACACAATTGACGGAGTTAGAAACATCTATCAACCAACAGGTCCTTATAAAAAACTTTGGTGGCACAAAGTTCATATGTTCGATTCTCGATTACCGGTACACGGTAGAATCTTATATTTTGATTTGGATGTTGTAATACACGCTAACATCAATAAGTTAGTGACAAATTTAGGTAACGGTTTTTACGGTATACAAGATTTTAATAGAAAATTTTATAACAATTGGAAAATTGTTAACAGTTCTGTGATGTCTTGGAGACACGGTTCCCAAACAGAAATATATGAAAAATTTATGGTTAACCCATCTGAGGCTCAAAGATTGCAGGGTGACCAAGATTGGATCTATAAAGTAAGTTTCAATAAAATCAAATATTGGCCCACCGATTGGATATTAAGTTACAAGTGGGAAATACGAAAAAGAGAAGAGCTGATCTATGAAAAGGGTAAACGATTTTTTAAAGACACTCAGGATAATCTCAATATAAGTCCAGAATGCTGCGTGGCAGTATTCCACGGTGATCCAAAACCTCAAGACGTTAGAGACAAGTTTGTTGTTGACAACTGGTGCTGATGGTGTTATACTTGTATTATGAAAATTAAATTTGATAAAAACACAATGCCCGACGAGCTTTATAATGCACTTCTGCAGCACTTTGTAAATGAAGCCGTTGGACTAGGAGTTGAAGTAAACAAATTTACCGAATTTAATAATTGGGTAGTTGAGTGCGAAGTAGATGCTAAGAAAGCGGTACATTAAATGATCAAGCGTATTGGCTTTGCCTGCAAATGGATCGACCGTTCCGATCAAGTAGACGGCATTAAACCCAAAGATGATTGTAAAAAATACAATACCGGTAGTACCACCGTAGCCTGGTTAAATAGACAGACTAAGGACGTGGCTACTGAAAAACTCTGGTCCCTTATGGAACAGAACATTGAATCGTGCCGCTTGCTTGTGGAACGAGTAGGAGAACTAGATGAAAATCTTAGAATGGTACGACTCAGCAGCGATATCCTTCCTGTGTACACTGAGCCAACTTGGAGTTGGTTTTGGCGGACTTCCGATGTCCGAGCCTATTGTGAAACAGCATTTCGAGCCGTGGGGGATTTGGCTCGCAAGAGGGGTGTTCGCCTTAGTTTTCATCCTGGGCAGTTTACTGTCCTTGCTAGCGATAATCCAGATATTGTAAATAGAAGTATAGAGGAGTTTGAATATCATGTGGACATGGCTCGCTGGATGGGATTTGGCCGAACGTTTCAAGACTTTAAAATCAACGTTCATATCGCAGGTAGACAAGGCCCAATGGGAATCGTTGCTGCGTTGGCTCGCATGACTCCAGAGGCTCGCAATACACTAACTATTGAGAACGACGAAATTAGTTGGGGTATTGATTCTAGCCTAGAACTAGTCGATCATTGTGCTCTAGTATTAGACATACACCATCATTGGATACACACAGGAGAATATATAAATGCGAATGACGACCGTGTTAAAAGGATTATTGATAGCTGGCGTGGTGTGCGTCCTGTCATACATTATAGTGTTTCACGGGAAGAGCATCTTAATGACCATCCCAGACACATCCGTCCCGATCTTCGGACGCTACTAGAATCCGGACACAAAAAAGCAAAACTCAGAGCGCATTCAAACTTCTACTGGAATACAGCAGCGAATCAATGGGCACTGAGTTTTAGGGATGACTTCGATATAATGTGCGAAAGCAAAGCTAAGAATCTAGCTTCATTTGCACTTTACGAAGAGGCTCAAAAGATTATTGAGCCTTTGGCTTGCGACCGCGAGTTGTTGCTTTCGTAACAGTTTCTTTGGCCTTGGCTGTTGTCTTTTTGGCAACTGTCTTGACCTTTTCTTTTACCACTGCTACATCTGCAGAATCAACTTTTCCGTCCTTGTTAACATCGGCGGTGGCTTTTACACCCTCAACGACATTTTGAACAGCAGCCTTGGCATCAGCAGCGTCAACTTTGCCATCATTGTTTACATCGAGTCCTTTTGAAGAACGATTGTAATAAACAAAAGCACCAATTACCACTGCGGCGATTGCTAGAAGTACGATTTCCATAGGTTTTTCTCCTTGTGGTTTATTTAGCACGGTAAATATGCATATGCTACATTTTATTAAAAGTATAACAGAAAACAAAGACAAGAGCGAAATCCGTCAAGATAAACTCAAGTTTGATAAAAACGAGTTAGAGCCTGTGATGAGCGAAGATACCGTTAAATATCATTACGACGGATTAGCTGCCAAATACTCTGAACGTTACAACAAAGGTGAAGGCGACCCGGATTTTAACTACGGTGGTGCTATGTTACATAATATTTTCTTTGCTAATCTTACCCCACCTAGAGCTGCTAATAAACCAGAGGGGATCAGTAAGACCCTAATCGAAGATAATTATGGAAATTTTGAAAAGTTTAAAGAGGCTTTTGAAAAAGAGTTCATGGCCGCTCAAGGATCCAATTGGATCTATATGGATACCTCCGGCAAACTGCACACAATACATAATCACGAATATAAAAAGAATATGAAAATTGCTCTGTTGATAGATGCTTGGGAACACGCTTGGGCACTGGATTATCAACAAGACAAAGCAAAGTACTTAAATAATATATGGAGAATCATCAACTGGGAAGTTGTTGATATCCGTTTACAAGGAGCGTAAAATGTTAGATACACTATTATGGGTAGCAGTCGGGGCATTTATTGGATGGAATTTTCCACAGCCATTTTGGGCTAAGATCGTACAGGAAAAAATTCAGGCAATGATTGCTAAGAAACAATAAGGAGATAGTATGGCATATTCTGACAGAGTTATTGACCACTACGAGAACCCTCGTAACGTGGGTAGCTTTGATAAGAATGATCCGGAGGTGGGCACCGGTATGGTTGGTGCTCCTGCCTGCGGAGATGTTATGAAACTACAGATTAAGGTCGATGATGATACAGGTATTATTACAGATGCAAAATTTAAAACGTATGGCTGCGGATCGGCTATCGCAAGCTCGAGCCTCGTTACAGAATGGCTCAAAGGAAAAACCCTCGACGAAGCAGGAACAATTAAAAACTCCGCTATCGCCGAAGAGCTAGCCTTGCCGCCAGTTAAAATACACTGTAGTATTCTAGCCGAAGATGCGATCAAAGCCGCAGTAGCTGATTATAAAGCCAAACATGATATCACTAACACCGTTAGCAGCTAACAAAGTAAAACATCATCTAGAACATAGAGGCAAAGGACACGGAATTAAAATCGGTGTAAAAACCACAGGCTGTAGCGGACTTGCATATACTATAGAATACGTCGACAATCCTATACAGGAAGATCTTAGCTTTGTTAGCGAAGGGATACATATATTCGTAGATCCTAAAGCTATGCCTTATCTAAACGGTTTGACTATGGATTGGCTAAAAAAAGGCTTAAACGAAGGTTTTGATTTTATTAATCCTAACGAACGAGACCGCTGTGGCTGCGGCGAAAGTTTTAGAATTTAGACACTGGCCACTCTAAACTAGCTGGCATATCCCATATTTTCTTTCGCTCCACTCCTTTTCGTTGAGCAAATTTCTTTGCATCGCAGTTTGAACAACAATGAAAATAATTGTTACTTAATCTTTTACTGTGTATTTTTTTAAGTTCTCTCTTAAAAATTTGATCACAGTTATCACATCTAAAGACCGCTAAGGTCTTTTTTCTTTTATACCTATGTTCTTTGCCTAACTTGCTGACTCGAACATATTCTGTAGATTCAATTTCTGTTTTTAGAAACATCAAGTATTTACATTAGGCTTACAGAATTTTGGGCTAAATACTTAGAAATTCATATTCTTAGGAATTATTATGGCAAGAAACTCGATAGATATTGGTACACTAGGCAATGACGGCACCGGCGATAGTATCCGCGATGCGTTCCGAAAAGTTAATGATAATTTTAGAGAACTCTACGGTTCATTGGGACTAGGTGAAAGATTGTCCTTTACAGGGCTAGATCAAACACCAAATTCATTTCAAGGACAAGATAATAGAGTACTGGCTGTTAGTGAAGAAGGGGGCGGACAGGTAGTTTTTAAATCTATTGTTGGGGGTAATGGTGTTAGTATCAATAATACTCCTTCATCTATATCTATATCCTCGCTATTTTCTTCCATATCCGGAGATAAAAATCCACAATTAGGTGGTAATCTTTCAGCGCAATCAGCCAATACTCAATTCCGTATTCAAGATCTTGCAACTCCTGTGACCAGCGACGAGGCTGCTAATAAAGGATATGTTGATACAAAAATATCTCTAGCGGGCGTGGAAGCTATAGATCCAGATGGTGGTCAACCTACTTCAGCGTTTGGTAGAATGACCGGTCCATTAATTTTATCTAGAGACCCCGAACCAGACGACGACGAAACTTATAACGGACTGATCGCAGCTACTAAAAGATATGTAGATGCGTCTGCATTCGGCAGTGTAGCAAACTTATATGTTGCAACTTCTGGAGAAGATTCTAGAGTTGGTGTATCGAACGCATTGCAAGGAAGAGCATTAGCATATGCATATAGAACTATAGAAGCTGCATTAAAACGAGCCGAAGAGATTATTAACGAAAGTCCATTAGAAATAGGACCTTACAAAAAAGTTCTAACATATAACGACGGAGCTAACTTTTGTTATCTAACTGATATTAGCACTTCTCCCCTGTCTGGTTCGGGATTTTTGGGTACGACTTTTGTAAGCATAGATGAAATTTCTATACATTTTGGCGGTGCTAACTATGCCATCGGTGACATACTAACAGTATCTGGCGGTACAGGTCTTCAGGCAAGGTATGAAGTATTAGATGTAGATGCATTCGAAGGCAGCGGCGGAAGAGGGCCAATTTTATCTATAAAGCAGTTGAGCGCAGGAAAATACAGAGTAATCCCTGGCAGCGTTATAAGTGGTTCGGTTAGATTAAGCACCACTGCAACAAATTCCAATGGTGGTTCAACACCAGGTAGTGGTGCTACATTTAATACCACATTCAACGTTAACAGTGTCGAGATTGATGAAGGAGGTGCAGGTACAGGTTATACACTAGTATCAGTGAGATTCGTAGGCGGAGGAGGAAGTAACGCTTTTGGAACTGCAACTGTAAATCAAATAGATGGCAGCATCGATACACTTACTATCACTAGTAGAGGTTCAGGGTTCACCGGAATCCCAACCTGCGTGGTAGACTTGCCGAGATTTTTAATCTTTACTAATGGTCAGAGAACTGATTTTACTGGCGATGTTTTAACAGGTACCCCGGAAGCTATACGTGGAAGAGACATCAGAGAAGGGTTGTATCTTTATGGAGAAGCATCCGGTGCTCTGGCTCAGATTTTAGCGCATACAGGTGCATTAGACGGAACTTCGGAATTCGGTAATTTATCTGAAGTATTTGATGTTGATATCATTTACGGTTCGTTTCAAGAAGGTGAAAGAATAGCCTATGGCGATATCACTAGAAATGTACAGATATCTGTGTTCATAGAAAGCGGTATTTATGAAGAAAACTTACCTATAAAAATTCCACAAAACGTTGCTGTTATCGGTGATGAATTTAGAAGAACTATAATAAGACCTAAATTAGGATTTAGCACTAGCCCATGGGCATTAATAAATTTTAGAAGAGATAGAAGCATTGACAGTCTTGTAACATCAGACAGACTGTTCGGTTATCATTATTTGGAAAATTCAGACAGTCCTATCTATCCTATAGTAAACAATAAAGGGTCTTTTAATAGTGCTGCAGAACTATTAAGCCGCAATAAATTATTTTTACAAACAGAAGTAGTATCTTGGATCGATTATCAAATAGAAGAAAACCTAGCACCCTTTACTAGTTCATTCTCCTACAATAGTGAAATCTGTAAACGAGATGTAGGATTAATCATCGATTCAATGATATACGATTTGAAATACGGAGGTTATAATCGAACTGTTTCTGCTGCATTGAAGTACAGAGACCCATATAATGAAAGTGCAGCTCTAGCTATAAGTAGTCAGCTAGATGAAACACTAGCTGCTATTGAAAGATTAGAGTACCTAGTTCAACGAATTATACAAAATATAGAATTAGACGAGTCACAGATCTATAGCACCGCTACACAGATTGCCGATGCTGCGTATCAAGCAGAACGGGGAGCAGGTGCTCTGCCAAGAAGTATCAGCGCAGCATCTCAAGCCAATCCCGTGAGATTAACCTTTACCGCAGCACACGGTTATGCAGACAAAGAAAAAATAGACATTTCCGGAATAGCCGGCGGCAGCATGACCAATCTCAATGGCAATACCTATTATGTGAAAACTGTCGCCAATCAACCGACTAGAATAGATTTATATACAGATTTTAATCTTACTACCAGTGTAAATGGCGCTGGATTTACTGCTTATGTACCAGGTAGCGGAGGAACTGTTACACCTCAAGGTGGGGCTGTAGGTATATTAATAGATGTTCTTCTAGATATAATTGAAAATTCTCCTAGTAATTTACCGAAAAATAATGACGAACTCGATGTATTCCTGTGTAACGATGCTGTAATACTTAGAGCAATGACTATGCAAGGCCATGGTGGTTTTGCGTTGGTACTTGACCCGGAAGGACAAATTCTTGCTAAGTCGCCGTACGCACAAGAAGGTGCTGTATTCAGCAAAAGCACCGGCTACAAAAAATTCGGTGGAGGTATGTTTGTTGACGGATTTACCGGTAACCTACAATTCCGTATCACTAATGCTATAACTTCTACAAGATTGGCGATCTCAGGGCTAATTAGACCCCCGCAGCTGCCTTGTTCATTTATCGTCAACGACGAAGTATATAGAATTAATTATCTCAGACAGTATATTTTTGACCCGGCAGGATCAACTGCACAGTTTGAATTAGACGAAACAACTCCATTTTCTTTAACTTATGGTGCACTGGCATTCACTTTTACTAATCCTTCAAATATAGCCACTGTCAATAAAACAGGTCATGGATTACAAAGTGGAGCGACTATACGATTCGCATTAGGAGCAGGCGGAGTCTTACCTAGCGGTATCACCGCCGGTCAGGACTATTATGTATTGTTAGGTGGTAAAACTGCAAATACATTTAGATTTTCAGACGAGCCGGACGGTGACCCGGTAGAAATAACTAGCACGGGTTCTGGTACACTGAACTACGAAAGAATATACGAAGTGCTGATGCCTGGTAATAGATCTATGTTAAGCAATGACTTTACACAGGTCAACGACTTAGGTTATGGTTTAATCGCTACTAACGGTGGATTAACTGAAGCGGTATCGATGTTTACCTATTACTGTCATGTATCCTATTATTCAATCAACGGCGGACAAATTAGATCGATCGGAGGATCTAGCTCTCACGGTAACTTTGCTCTAGTTGCTGAAGGAGCAGATCCACTAGAAGTACCTACTCCTGTTAGTTTATACCACAAACTGTCACAGAGATTTACTGTGGTTACTACTCCTAGTCAGTATAGTAATCGAAAAGCTAGCACTGCGATCTACGGATATTATGAAGATTATAATCCGTTAAACGGATCCGAATTAGAAATAAATCACAACGGTGCATTGGTAAAATATTCAATATCCACTGTGGAGATTGTCAATGCAGCTACTAAGTTTACCAAATTAAATATCAGCAGCAGTGGAGGATTGCAGTTCAGTGTTCCTAATGGTGCGATATGTACTATCAGACAGAATAGTTATGTTGTGCTCACAGGAGATGTTGTAGATGTTGCTACACGCCCTAGTACAGCTCTTAAACTAGCAGACTCCAATGACATCTATCGTGTTTTAGATTTTTCAGCATACGATTCAGCCTACGACGGGGATACATTTACCATAACAGGAATTTCGATCGCTAATCCGGGAGTGATTACTACAGATATTGCACATAGACAGCAAATAGGATATAAGGTTAAAATTATTAAGGCCACTTCTGGAGCCACAGTTCCAGAATCAATCGATGCGGATGTTGATCCGGACTTCGCTACTGAATATTATATAACATCTGTTCCTAGTGATTATACATTTACTATCTCTGCTGTTGACGGCGGAACACCGGTGAACACATCTGCAGATGTTATCACTCTGTCAGGTACTGTATATATGATTCCGTTTGGGTTGGCCTTGACCCAGCTTCGTGAAAATTATAATTATGTTGATGTTGGTGCGTATATTTCCCAACCCTATTCTACTCCCAGTAGTCTTGTAACCTATACTGTTACTCCGGGAACTCCTGGAGTATTTAATAAAGTAGCCCACGGTCTAACGGCAGGTACTATGCTGAAATTTAATTCCAGTGGTACTGGATCTAGTTTGCCTTCTGGTATTGGCAGTATCGATAGTTATTACTGGGTAGTGTCTCAAGATCTAGCCGCAGATTCCTTTAAAGTTTCTAATGAGCCTCCTATTGACAGCACATTGATAGGAGTAGGCGGTACATTATCAGGAACGACTATAACAGGATTAGCCTGTACTGAAAATATAGCTGCTGGTGATAGATTAGTTTCGAGACCAAATATCACCAGCGTAAGTGGCGTTAGTACCGCTACTCTAGCTACTCTTACTTTTATCAAACAGCCTCGACCTCCATATCTAGCTAATCAATCAATTACCGTTAGTGGATTTGGTGGAGGTGGTACTAGTTTAAACGGTACAAAAACTGTAATAAGCTGTACAACTACTACAGTAACCTATGCTAACAGCACTATTGTAGCTTCAGCCAGCGGAGGTACTATTACTGTTGTAGCAACAGGAAGCCTAGGCACTGACCCAACTGTTTTAACTATCGTCAGCGAAACTTCGATTACTATCGACTCTACTAGTCCTTCGAATGGTACTGTGGTCTTTAATATTGAAAAACCTGAGTTAAATGTATCTACTACAGGAGTAGGAACACAGGTGTATGGTACCCTCATAGGAGGCCAAAACTCAACTACCTTGGCCGTGGGAGATCTTTCGATTCTTGATGCTCAGCGAGTTAACAACGGCATAGCGGCGGGAACAGAATATGAGTTTGTTTATCAAGGAACCACATATCAAATAACCAATTATCAGAGTAAAGCATCTCTAGGAACTCTCTACGGATTAATTACTGTTTCTCCTGCTTTTGATATAAGTCCTATTTCATTCGACTCACAGATAACATTAAAAGCTGGAATTCCTGTTTATTCTAGTTTTGCTTTAGGTACACTGACTATTAGGATTTCTCTTACTCGTGTGACATCTCACGATTTGTTAGATATTGGTACAGGCTCGTATGCCGACACCAACTATCCTAATGAAATTTACGGCCAGGCAGTGAATAGCATAGATAGTGTTCCGCTCGCAGCGACCAGCATCGACGAAGAAGGTAACGCTGTGACTAGAGCACAGACACAAGAAAGAGGTTCGGGTCGTGTGTTTTTTGTAACCACTGATCAGTTTGGTAACTTCTCGGTAGGACCATATTTCAGAGTTGACCAAGGAACTGGATCTGTTACGTTTGCAGCATCTTTGGCATTGAGTAATCTTGACGGTCTAGGATTTAAGCGTGGAGCTACAATCGCTGAATTTTCTACAGACGACAACATGGCCGATCCTCAACAGGATACTGTTCCTACAGAGTCGGCTATAGTTGGTTACATAGAAAGAAGATTAGGTACAAGAGCAGCAAGTGGGGCTGCTGTTGCCGCTGAATCAAGAATTCCTAACAATACAGGAGGCTTTTTAGCACTGAGTGGTATACTCGATTGGGAAGGGCCAGACAATCTGAAAATGTCTAATTACAAGATCGTTAATCTCGCCGATCCTGAAAATCCTCAAGATGCTGTAAATCTTAGAAGTCTTACTATTTCCAATATAGATGATTTTGATCTAGACAATATTAGAGGCGGTGATTTAGCTATCTTTACCGGTGCCGAATCTATTATTACCAATGCTGAAATATCTTCCGGCGGAGATATCACTCTATCTCTAGATAGTACTGCTCATTCAGTAACCCTGAATGTACAGAATGATAAAATTGTTAACTCTCAGATTAATTCTGCAGCAGCTATCGATCAATCTAAACTGTCTTTAAACAATGCTTATGCTACATCTGTAGCTAGTATTTTATCAGTATCGGCTACCGGCACTGGATCTGTAGTAACATTATCGTTCGCTTCAACAACTACTGCGGTATTCACAGCAGGACAGAAAATCATAGTATCAGGATTTGCTGCAGGTACACCTAGTTATAATGGAATCTATACTGTATCAACCTGCACAGCAACTCAAATCACCTATGCGGGAACAAAAACAGGATCTGAATCGGGAGGTTCAGTAACTGCTCTTAAAGGCATATCAGGATTCGACTCCAGTCAATTTGATGTAACTAACGGTTGGGCTTCACTGAAAACCAATGGTATACCTACAGGAAAACTGCAACAGATTACCACGAAGACTGCATTGGCTAATAACTCGGCAGGCACAGATAACGTTGCCGCAGTGGCATTCACAACTATAGTAGAAGAGGGTGGGGCTATTCTTAAGAGTCAATACAGTAGTTTAGGATTTTTAAGAAAAACTGGAGCGGGTGCATCGGATTACGGAATGATCGCTGGCACGGATCTAGCGACTGGCAGCACAGTTGCCGTAAGAAGTTCCGGAGGGAACATCGCATTTTCTGATGTTACAGCTAATAGACTGTTGCTGAACAACGATGCAGTAACACCGGTAGCTCAGACTATATTGGACTTAACAGGTGCAGGCACAGGAGGTTATACTCAGTTATATGGTTATAACGGCTCAGGAGCATCTGTGGGAGCAATATTCGTAGGCGATGGCACAGTTGCAAATGATAAGAAAACATTATATTACAACGAATCTCATATTTTCTATACTCAAAACGGTTTATCGAATGCTCCTATAACTTGCGGAAACGTTACTTCTACAGGTACAGTAAGTGTTTATTCTTTATCTGCAGGTAATACGGGATCAACTGCTACAGTTTCGGGAACATGGACTTTGAACGCTGGTGCGAGATTCCAAGCAACATATTCCGCTGACTTAGCAGAATATTACGAAGGTGATCGAGAATATGAAGTAGGAACAGTACTGGTGTTTGGCGGTGACAAAGAAGTTACAGTATCTACCAAAGAAAGAGATCATAGAGTAGCGGGTATCATCAGCGACAATGCAGGGTACGTGATGAACGGTGCTTGTCCTGGATACAAAAATTTAATTGCGTTACAAGGTCGAGTTCCTTGCAAAGTAGTGGGCAAAGTCAACAAAGGAGATTTAATGGTAACTAGCAATATTCCAGGGGTGGCTGTTTCTGCCAAAGGCTCTGCATCATCAGGAACAATTTTAGGTAAGGCACTAGCAGATTATGACAGTGATCATATTGGAACTATTGAACTTGCTGTAGGGAGAGCATAATGGCACAACAAAATATAACTCCTGGTTCGGCTCCTATACTGTGGAGCTCTGTCAGCGATGCATTTGATAAAATTAATGCAAATTTCACTGAACTATATTTGACTATATCCGGCGGTAGTTCCGGTGCTGTAGATTTAGAAAACCTAGCAGGTAACTTAAGTCCAAATACATCAGGAGCATTTTTTCTAGGATCTAGTGACAACAGATGGAAAGCACTGTATCTTACCACAGACGGTATCGATATAGGTGGAGCAGTGGTTTTTAGCCCAGATGGCGCTGCTGTAAATCTTCCTGCAGGATCAACTGTGGGCGGCGAATTAATAAAAAATCCTGCAGAAGCAAGTTTTAAAAACATCGCGGTCAGCGGTCAAACTACTGTATCAGCAGACAACTACACTGATACCGTTACATTTGCTGGCACAGATATCAATATCACAACCAACGCCACAACAGATACTGTTACGTTTGTTAACAATGGTGTAACGCAACTTAACGGCACTGCTAATGAAATAGGAGTTAGCGGTACTGGCAAAGGTAATGTTACATTAACTAATTTAGGTGTCACACAGCTTGTAGGTACTGCAGGACAGATAGGAATTAGCGGAACACTAACAGGTGGTAGGGGTCAGGTAACACTGACTAACCTAGGAGTAACCAGTATCGCAGCAGGTACAGGTATTTCAATCAGTCCAGTAGGAGGCACAGGTGCTGTAACGATTACTAACGATTTACCGGACACGTTTGGTTTTAGAACTATAGCAGTCACTGGACAAAGTTCTGTGGTTGCTGAGGTTCGTGAAGATACTCTTACTTTAACAGCAGGTACAAATATTTTTATCACTACTGTTCCTGGTACTGATACGATCACTATCTCATCTACTACAAGTTTTGATCTCAAAGGGTCAGTGTTCGGCGATGACAGTTCAATCTTAGTTGATGCTGTCAGCAATTACATTTACGGCAATGTTTCAGCCACAACACTACGAACAGTAGAATCTCAAATTGCATTAGGTAGTGATGCTGGCAAAACTTCCCAAAGTACGTATTCAATAGCTATTGGTCAAGAAGCAGGGAAAACCACACAAGGGACATTAGCTGTAGCTGTTGGCTATCTTGCAGGAAGTGCTACACAAGGACAATGGGCAACAGCAATTGGTTATCAGGCTGGCACAACTACGCAAGGCCAAGGTGCAGTGGCTATTGGATTTGAAGCTGGTAAAACTTCGCAGGGTACCTACGGAGTAGCAATAGGACACATTGCTGGAGAAATATCACAAGGCTCGCAATCAATAGCTATTGGTCCTACAGCAGGTTATAATACGCAAGGAAGTAATTCAATTGCTATGGGTTATACTGCTGGTCAAACTACTCAGGGCGCAGGTTCAATTGCACTAGGTTATACCGCTGCACAGATTACACAAGGTACTTCAGCAGTGGCCATAGGATGGAGTGCTGGTCAAACTAATCAAGGTGCCTACTCAATCGCTATTGGATACCGAGCAGGCTTTACTAATCAAAATGCCAGTTCAATTGTACTTAATGCCAGCGGTGTTGCAGTAGAAGCTGCGGCTGCAGGATTCTTTGTTAATCCAATACGATCGTCCGGCAACGGTCGACCATTGATGTATGACACAGCTACCAGCGAACTATTTTCAAGCAGTGTATTGGAATTTATAGGCAGCACTGTTTCGACTAGTGATTCCAGTGCCATCCAGTTTGACAGTCCAGTTATATTCCAAACTTCAATCACAGTTGACGGTAATATCACACTCAAAGATAATTTAATTCTTGAGAAAAGATTAGCTATTGCAGAAATAGAAGGTGTTAACGAAGAGCTAAACATTTACTCCAACTGGGCTAAAGACACTGGCATTTCTATATATTCTGGGGCTGGAACAGAATCAGTTACATTAACATCAAATCGAGTTGTGGGAGTTGTTACTGGAGTTGGACCAACACAGAAAGAATGGGTGTTTGATACTAACGGTCAAATTCAATTCCCCGATTCTAGGTATCAAACTGGTGCTGCGATTAGTATAGCAGAATTAAAAGTATTGGTGGCGGCAGCTGGCAGTTATGCTGCATTCCAATCAGCAATAGCAGCGTTGGCATAAGGGGCGTATAAATGACTAAGCAAACAATTAACGTAGGCATAACATCAAATGATAAACAAGGTGATAGCCTACGTGCTGCGTTCCAAAAAGTAAATGCCAACTTCACTGAACTTTATACAGCACTAGGATTAGATGTTGCTCCTTTAAATATTGGCGCATTTGAATTTACCGGCAGCACTATCAGCACCACAGACAGTTCAGCGATCACCATTGACCAGGCTGTTACTGTTACTAGCGACTTAAATGTAGGCGGGGATGTTGTTCCACAGACTGCTCTCGGTGGTAACTTAGGTAGTGCTGCTAAACCTTGGAAGAGTTTATATGTCAGCAACAACACTATCTATCTAGGTGAAACTCCCCTAAGTGTAAACGGTAGCGGGCAATTAACAGTCAACGGCACATTAGTTTCTTCAACTGATAAATTAGCAGTTGGTGCTAAGGAGGTAGTATTAACTGGTGGTGCTAATCCATATGTGACTTTTCCAACAGTAGCATCTGGTGAAAATATCATTATCCAAGGCGCTGAAATAGCATCTGCTAATGGAGCCGTGGCAATTACATCATCTGACTCTGTTGTGGTTAATACTAATGCACTAACTACACTAAAGTCTTGGACATTTGATAGTTACGGTGGACTGACACTCCCAGGCGGTAGTGTTATATCAACTTCCGGTGGTCTTGGTCTTTCGCCGGCTTCCGGCGGAATACTTACGATAGGCACACCATCGTATCCTTGGCACTTTGATGACAATGACGGTAGTCTAACATTTCCTAGCGGAGTCCGAGTAGAAAGCGATGTCGCTGGTAATACCAATATCTGGGGTGCCTCTAACAAATATATACAGTTGAGAGCCGCCGGTGCAGATGGCCCATTACTCGAGCCGCTAGGAGGAATTTTAATAAATTCCGACGGTACTACCGAGATTATTGCACAAACACTTTTAGGCAGTACTACTTTTACATTTTCTCCTGACGGCAGGATGATATTCCCCAATGGAACTGTGCCAGAACACAGTTATGGTGCTGCCGGAGACCTAGAAGGAATGGTGGTATTCACTGACCCGTACATATACTATTGTAAACAAAACTACGTTAATAACACCACTGACATTTGGGTCCGTGTAGCGTGGACTGGCACTAGCTGGTAAAAGGAAATACTGTGTCCGTTAAGAAAATAGAACTCTACGACTTACATCCTGCTAATCCGTTAGTTGAAGTTATTAATACGGTTAACGAAAACTTTGAGAATCCTATGACATTTAAGAAATTAGAACTAAAAGATTTACATCCTGCTAATCCACTAGTCGAAGTTATCAATACTGTCAATGAAAACTTTGATACGCTACACGACTCTTTGCAAAATGCGGATACCATCAACAACACTGACGCAGTTGTAGACAACGAAACTGTTTTAGATTATTACGAAACATTAAGCATTACTGATCGTACAGCATTAGTTGCCGCAATACGCACAGAAGAACAGACTATTCTAGCACGTGAAAAGGCAGAACTTATAGCACGTAATCAAGCATTAGGCGTACCTAACGGCAAGACTAGAGAAGAATACAGCACTAGTGCGTGGCAGATCAAACAAGACTACCCGGACAGTGAAGATAGTGTATACTGGATACAGAATGACGCAATCAATAATGGCGATCCGTTCCAAGTCTATTGTGATATGACTACACTTGGTGGTGGTTGGACATTGATTTTACAAAATTCTATTAGTAACTGGACAGAAGAACAAGTGTTTAGTCGCAACGCTACCACTTGCCCTACTCAACTGGCTGCATACAACAATCGTTCAGTTGAACAAAACTACAGCATATTAAGTTGGGCTAACAAGATCAAACGTGCAGAGACAGGATTTGATTTTATGATCACTGCTCGCGAACACGGATCACTGGGCGGTGCTTGGACTGCCAACGAAGCATACTCATTTACTCAAACTCATGAAAGTGCTGACATGGGTGATGAACATTTAGGTACACCTGGCTGGCGCAAGAACATTACAGAACTAGCTCGCTTTGGTTACAATGATAAAACGTGGGATTATCATTACGATGCTATGGAAGCACGTATGCCTTGGGTAGGCATTGGTATCAATCACGGTTGGTTGACCACAGATGGATTCCGTGGCGGTTGGTGGGGAACATTGATCTCGTGTGGCGGATGGGAACCAGCACCGTGGTTGGCCACAATCCAAGATGGCGGTAGCCCGGGCGTTATTTGGTATTGGGTAAGATAATACAATAGGGTAAATATACTAAAGAGAGCGTGTTATGACTATACAAACAATTAATATCGGAAACGTGGTAAATGATGGCCTAGGCGATGATCTACGGTCAGCGTTTCAAAAGGTCAATGCAAACTTCTCGTCATTAGATGCAGAACTATCGGTTACAGGAAAAAACATACCAGAAACTGTAAACGGTGAAGGCATTTTTAAACAAAAGAATGGTCTTAATCTAGAATTTAAAAAATTAATTGCTGGAAATAACAAGATCTTACTTTCATCAACTTCAGATACTGTTGTAATTTCAAATAACACTCCAGATGCATTTACCAAAGTTATAACTGAAAGCGGTATAGCATCTGCAGTACCTAGCGGAACTAGCGTCTC